GCATCGGATCTTCGGGCTCGGCGGGCGGCGCTTCGACCGGCGAATCGTCGCCAAACAGCGCATCGTCTTCCGACTGCGGCATTTTGACGCCCTCGTCAGGCGCTGCAAATTTATAGTCTCTCGACTGCTTTGCCATCACACAAGCCCCAAATCAGATTTCCACTTCGGCGGTTCCGGCTCGGCGTTCGCCCGCTCCTCTTGCGTCCGCAAGAAGTTACGCACGATCGAGTTGACCGCCGTCTCCTGCTTCGTCTCTTGACCCGGCTCGGCCTTCATCACCACGTCGTAAGTCAAGCCCTGAGCGATCATGTCCTTGCGGACCCAGTCCGTCCAGGCGCGCGCCGCCAGCGCGGCGGCGAACACCCGATCGTCCTTCATGTTCTCGTCGGTCGACTCCGGCGCGCCGATCTCGCCGTCGTTGACGACGACGATCGACATTTCGCGCAGCAGTGGCCAAGAGCGGATATCGATCTCACGGCTCGAATAGACGCCGCGATAGCCGTGCAGCAGTTCCATCTTGGTGCGCCAATTGGTCTCGAAATTGGCCATGTAGCCGGCGCCGGGGCTATCGACCTTGTGGTAGAGATACCAGCGCGCCTGCGCGCCGGCGTCTCCCCAGCCGCGCGCCTCTGTCTTGACGACGTTCATCTCGGCGCCGATCAACTGACGCAGGTGTTCGAACTCGCTCATCACCAGCCGACCCGGCCCGCCGAGCTCGACGTTGCACATCGAATTGCGGTAGGCGGCGCAGAGGTGGAACAGCACCCACGATGCATGCTTGGTTTCGACGTCGGCCGTAATGTACTCGGCGGCCTGCACCATCTTGTCGGCGAAGCAGCGGAACACCAGAATCGCATGATGGTCCTTGTGGTCGTTTCGGCCATAGGCCGGGTCGAAACCGATCACGTATTGCGCGCCGTCGACTGGCTCCTCGTAGACCTTCAGCTCAACATTGTCGACATCATCGACGTTCGGGTCCATCGTGATCATCTTGAAATTAAAGAAGTCGCCGTCAACCTCGTAACGATAGCCTTTAAAGATCGGCTGGTTGTCCTGTATCCGCTTCATGTCCTGGCCGATCACCGCGACCTGGAAGAAGCTGTATCCGGTCTGGACAAACGCGTCCTCGGCCGTGCTCGGCTGATTTTGCTCGAGAAGATTCTGTTCGGCGCCGGCCTTGGACTGCTTCCAACGGAACCACGCCAGTTGCTCGGTCGTGATGCGGTGCCGGTAGATCTTCTCCACGTCCTTGATCATCTTTGCTTCGGCGCCGGTCGGCGGCGAAAGCCCGTAGGTCGAGAACCGCGGATCGCCGCGCGTAATGCGGTTGTTGTCGCCGGCCCACCAGCCGATGAAGAACGAGCGCTCGGTCAAATCATCAAGGCCTGCCATCCAACGCGTGCGCCAGTGGTTCATGCCCTTGGCGGTCGATTCGCGAATAAACAACCGATTCGGGTTTGCCTGCGCCAGGCCCTCTTCAAGCGACTTGAAGCCCTCGACATCGCCATATGCGGCCACCTCCGTGGCGTGCATCAGCGCGTAACCCTGGCCCTCGCCCCAGCTGATAGATTTTTTCTTAGTGCCGGCCACCAACAAATCAAGCCGAGAGCCGTTCGAGAACTGCAGCATCTGCCGATTCGACTTGACGATGCGAAATGCGTCGCTGAAGTAGCCTTCAGGAAACGAAGCGACGTAGCCTTCGATAATGCCACGATCGACCTCGCGGTTCTTCTCGGTATCGGTGACGAGGCAGCCGATCAAATTGGAGTGAACCGCTAGCCAGAAGACATCGATCGCCAAGCTGATCGTCGTGGCGCCGAGCTGTCGGCTCTTCAGGCAATTGAACGAATGAACGTCGTCGTCGAGGCCCTGGCCGATCGCCTGAAGAAAACGACGCTGGCTTTCCCACAATTCCAGCTTCGCGCCGCGCTCGTCGGTGGAGACGATTTCCTTCGACTTGATGCGGAGCTCGGCGACGAACTCCTCGAGCAGCTTGAGCCATTTCCTGGCGCGCGGAGCCATCAGGCAAGCCCCATCCTCTCACGCCACGCGTCGTTCGCCGCCTGCTTCGCGTCGCGATCGATCTCGCTCCACGCGACGGCCCCGGCCGGAACCGCGCCGGGATCGCCCGGCTGCACAGCTACCAGATCACCGGCACAGTCGAAACCAGCGGCGAGAACGGCCTCCGCAACAGGCGCGTACCACGTCCACAGCGGTCGAATGCTGGCCTCGGGCTGGATGACCCATGCCGCGACATAGCCGACCTCGCGCTGCGGAATCGGACTGATGCGCGTGTCAGGGTCGATCCCGGTGACAGCGCCGGCGATGATTCTCGCCAGCTTCTCGACTTTGTCGGTCACGACCGATGATCCTCCAGCAGCTTCTTCACTGCGTCGATCGTCGACATCGGGGCGTAGACCAGAAACTCGACCTCAACGCCGCCGGCCTTGATCTTCTCGCGCCGGTACGCCACCGTCTCGCCCACCACGGGCTCATCCGGCCTTTTAGCGCCCCACGCCTCCCACCGAAACAGCTTCGTCACAACGGGCATACCGTTCTCGACCAAGCACGACCCGCCGTCGACCGGGCCACCGATGCACACCAACTCGTCAACCATTTGTCGCCTCCGTCGTTACAGTAATCTTCGTAGGACGCATATAGTCAGGATCGAAACTCACCCCGCGCCTCCCCGCTTCTCGGCCGCCGCCGGAACGCCTTTGTCGATCAGGTCGTGCGCCACGACGGTCGGCGGCCGGCCGAGTAGCTCGGCGAACGCCCACAGCCGATCGCGCAGCCTGGACGAGACGGCGATCGTGACGTGGTAGCGCTTGGCGTCGTCGCCCTTGTCGCGCCAGTGCCGCGTCATTCGCCGTTCTCGCATGTTACCGTCGGTAGAGGCGGAAGAGGGTCGGCGGTTGTCGGCTCTCGTCGCACCGGAACGCTCGGCGCACAGGGCGACTTCGCCACCCACTCGTCGAGTCGCGCCATCGCCCGCTCGCCCTGGCGCGCAATCGCGATCAACCGCTGCAGCTTCAGATGCAGGCTCTGTGCGAACCACACTTCAAGCAAATCACGCTCCGGACAGTTCGTCGCCTGGGGCGTCCACCCGCTCTGTGCGAACCACACTTCAAGCAAATCACGCTCGAGATCGTCAAGTTCGCTCATCCGAAAGCTCCCACACCCCAGAAAAAACAGATTGTAAACAACGCGCCGAGTCCCAGTCCGAAATCGAGCGAAACGGCCACGCCAACCGCAACGAAAGCTATGACAAGGCTCATCGCTTCCGTACTCCAAACGCCCGCGGCCGCGAGCGATTACGCAGCCAACGCATGACTTGCGCCGCGGCGACCCAACCGGCGAGAAACCCGACGACGGCGCCGAGGCCGAACATCACTGCACGATCTCCTCGCCGACCCGGCACGGCGGCCACCAGATGCCACCACCTTCGCACGGCTCATCGATACCGAGCCAAATCCAGTGCTCTTCACCATCTTCGCCGTAGCCGTCAAAGCGCGCCGGCTGCTCATTCTGCATCCAGTGCTCTCGGCTCGCCGCATACGCCTCGTCGGTGAATTCACTCGGGTCAAAGCCGGGCGGCGTGAAGTCGACGTCCCACGTCGGCCTCGCCCAGTAGAACGCGCCGGGCTTGAACTTCCGTTCACTCATTATCGCGTCTCCCCGAGCACCGGCGTCCGGACTTCTCCGGGCATGAAAGCCTCCGAACGAGAATACTCGCCGCACGGCATGTCGGGATCGACGACCGGATAGGCCGACTGGAAGCCAGGAGTCACCTGACCCTTCGGGCCGGGCATCGGCACGACCAATACGGTGGGCGGGTAGCGGTAGCAGAACGTCGCCTAGCTAGCCATGCGCCGGTGCTGACACGACCGACACGAGCGGCCGCCGATGATCGCGCTGTTGTTCATCTCTTTTTTCTCCTCGGCAACTCGTGCGCCACTCGAATCTTTTGCAGCAGCGGATTGTCCAGGCCCCAGTCTTTAGCCAACGGCGCCAAGAACATAAGGCCAAGATACGCCGCCGGGCGAATGAACTCGACAAGGCTGAGCGTATCGACGACACGAACCGGCTCGTCAGAAGTCCAGTCGATGTCCGCTCGCTTGGCCGACCTCATTCTCGCTCCTGTGGTGACTGACGAGGCAATGCGGCTCGGAGCCCCGGAGAGTCCGTCTCCATCCCGCAATCAACCGAGCGAAACCGCGGGCGACGAAGCGAAGCTATTCGATACCATAGGATGGTGTCAAGCTAAAACACCATTCAGGCAGCGATAGACGGTGGCCCGCGAAATCTCGAACTTGCGAGCGGTCTTGGACGCGCCGATCGCCGTGACGGAAGCTTTGACCTTCTCAGCATCGCAAACGTGGGGCCGGCCCTTGCCGATGTATTTGCCGGCGGCCTTCGCCCGTTCGATCCCAGCCATCTGCCGCTCGCGACGGATCTCGTTCTCGAACTCGGCGAACACTCCTAGCATCGACAAGAAGGCCGAGCCGGCGGCGGTCGACGTGTCGATCTGCTGCTGGACGACGCGCAACGCCACGCCGCGCTTCTTCAAATCGTGGACGATGTTGCACAGATCGCGCGTCGAGCGCGCCAGGCGGTCAATTTTCGTCACCACCAGGTCGTCGCCGGTGCGCAGGAACTCGAGCAGCGTCTTGAGTTCGGGCCGATCGTCGACATTCCGGCCGCTGATCTTCTCCTGCCGAACGATCTCGCAACCCGCCTTCTGCAGCGCCTCGACCTGAATCGCGCAGTCCTGATCGGCGGAGCTGACGCGGGCGTATCCATACTTAGCCATCTGAGTCCCCTTGGTTTGAGTCGCCAGAGGACCATAACAGATCGTATCTGCAAAGCAACAACAAAGATGCGGGCGAGATACGTTTTGTTAGCGCCAGGCGAGACGAATAGCCGGAATAGCGGAGCTGGCCGGCGGCTATCCGGCCAGATACCCCGTATTTCACAGAAAATTTGGGGCGGCGGGCGAGATGGGGCACACGAATCTCGGGCGGGGCCGGTGTCCATTTTTCCTAGAAAAATCAACAATTTAGCAGAAATTGCCAGCTGGCGGCCGCCCGGTCGCCTGGCGCGCCGGCGTGTCTCGAAACGGTAAACTCGCCAGCGTCGCGAGCCGACCGCATCTTTACGCGTTGCTTTAACTGCGACATGTTGTCTCATGTCGACAATCACGACTAAGAAACAATGCGCTCGCGACGCCTGGTCGGGTCGTTCGACATAGCGAACGAATCATCCGCTATGCCGAACACCACAGCACGCTTGAGCGAAATTTTTGACAGAAAAATGGGCCGATTCTGGCTCGCAAACCGGACAAGTTGTTATTTTAACCGCTCCGCAAACCCACCGCGGCTCGCCGGCCGATCCGGCGCCGCTCTGTTATCAGGCGCGATTTGCGAACGCGTCGGGACGTTCGGAATAACGGATGATTCGTTCGTTATGCCGGTTGGCAGACTGTTGGCAGATACGATTTGTTCTAGCGCCAGCCGCTTCATAAACCGATTCGCCGACAAGCCGCGCGACGCTGCGAGCGCGTGCAAAGCGCGCGTTTCCAACTGCGGGATACGAAAAATAATAGGATTCGTGCGTTTTGCCACGTTATGAAACTAAGGGCGCGCTGCGTCCGGCGCAACTCTGCAAAAATAGTTTCGACAAACGCTTGACAAACGTCGAGACAAATACGATATCGGATGTTGAAACCGGAGGAGTTGAAAATGATTGCCTATCTTTACAAAAGCCCGCGCAATGCCTGGAAATTAACCATCGTGACGCAGCCGAAGAATTACATCTCCGCCGGCCCCGAATTCACGGTTGACGAGTGCATCGCGCTCGACGAAAAACGTCAAGCGAGCGCGATTTGCAGAGCAACAGCGATTTGCAAGTTGCGCGGCGTCAAGCCCTGGAATTTCTAACGTTGATCTCACGGCCGGCGCGGCCAAACGACGCCGCGAATTGAACGCTAGCAAATCAGGAGCGAATCATGAACACGATCAACGTCCCGGCCTTCAAGGCTATCTGCCGCGAAATCTGCGCGAACCTGCCGGCGCTCCTGGCGGAACGCAATCCGATCTATCCCGATGAGCCGATGTTTCCATCGGCATTCGCTGCGGTTCGCACAGAATTAGCCGACCGCCGGGCGGAATGGGCGACGTCGGTCAAGCCGGCTAAGACGCGTCGGGATTACGAGCTCGATTTCGCCGCCGCCGCGT